GATCAACGTATATTATTAGTAGCAAACAAAGAAGCTACAGCTATTGAAATCTTTCAAAGAGTTAGAATGGCGTACGAAGAGCTACCAAACTGGTTAAAGCCCCCTGTTAAAGAATATGCTAAGACTTCTATGACCTTAGAAAATGGAAGTCGAATAGGTATTACAACTACTACCGGTACTGCTGCTCGTGGTCAATCTGTTAACTGTCTCGTTATTGATGAGATGGCCTTTATTGAGCCCCATTTAGTAGAAGAGTTCTGGAAATCGGTTTTCCCTATTATTACTTCTTCTAAAAAATCTAAAGTATTTGTATGCTCAACTGCCAATGGTACTGATAATCTATTTTATAAATTATATATAGGAGCTATCGAAAAGACAAATAGCTGGGCTCATGATAAGATTAAGTGGGATGAAATACCAGGTAGAGATAAAGAATGGGCTCAAGCTACCAAAACAGCTCTAGGATCTTCCGAGGCGTGGTTGCAGGAATTTGAATGCGAGTTTATTCATTCAGGTGAATCAACGCTAGATGATGAGCTTTTCGAAGAAATGATGGGTAAGGTGTCTAAGCCTAAAATTTCACTAGATGAAGGCCATTATAAAATTTGGGAAGAACCTGATGATACTAAACTATATGCCGCCGGGGTCGACATATCTGAAGGAGTTGGTATTGACGCTTCTGTTATTCAAATTTTAGATATTACAGACATTAGAGACATTAAGCAAGTAGCAGTTTATAGGAACAATACTATTCCACCTTTAGAATTTACTAATAGGCTATATAAGATTCTACGTAACTGGGGGTCGCCCCTTGCTTTAATAGAGCGAAACAACTGCGGTGCTCAAGTTGTAGATAGATTGGGGACTGATTTAGGGTATGAAAAGATAGTTTCTTACGGAAACGCCAATGCCCATAGACGTAATGTAATGAGAGGTATGATAGCTCACACTAATACAAAATATAAAGGCGTGTTAAACATGCGCTATTTTATGAATGAGATACGCACTGTTCATATAAATGAAGAAGAAACGGTAATGGAGCTAAGAAACTTTGTTAGATATCCAAATGGGACGTGGAAGGCTAGACCCGGTTTTCATGATGATCGTGTGATGGCTATATTATATAGCCTCTTTATATTAGAAAAAGAAATTACAGAACGTTTCTTTGAAATAGTAGAGTTAGATGATATGGGTAAGCCTTTAGTGATAGAGCCAATGGATTTCGGGGTTCAATATTTTGAAGACCCAACATCGATTTACCTCGATGAAGAAATTGTAGGTTCAAATACCCATGCGCTCCCAGCTATAGTGTGGGGTATGGGAGAGGAGCAAAATCCTGATATGGATGAACTAGAAGCTTTTGGATTTCAGCTAATTGGCGAAAAGCCGCCAGAAAATTGGACAGGTGAACCAGCAGATTATAAGCGTGACTAATTAAATATATTATATGGCATATAACACCATGCAGCAGTCGATGCTTAACAAGTCAAGGGCTGATAAGTTTTTACTTGTTTTTGACATACCGCCTATATTAAGAGAGTTCAATAAAAAGTTTAATCAGGATAATCTTTCTATTATCAGTGATTCAGTTCAATTTTCTATATACGGGACAGCAGTACCTGAAATTACTGTACCAGCAACTGAGACTAGGTATTCAGGAAGTACGCTCTATGTAACTTCACATAGTAAGAATCCATACCCACCGGTGAGTGTTAAGTTTAATGTCGATAACGAATATAAAAATTACTGGGTAATGTATCAGTGGCTTAATTTACTTCATGATCAATACGAGGGAAGATATAACGCACGTGAAATAAACTCTAACAACCCAGAGGAAACTTTTAAAGACTACCAAACAAATTTAACTATTTATGGAAAAGACGAATTCAATAATAGTAGAATAAAGTTTACCTATACAAAGGCGTTTCCCACTACTATCGACACTATAGATTACAATTATCAAACAGCAGATGAGATTTCTTCTGGGTTTACCTTTGTTTATTCACAATTACATACTGAAGTTATGGATTTTTGAATATATTTGTCTGAAAATAGATAAATAATTTTATGGCACAGCGTACGATTAACTCTCCCGGAGTAGAAATTAGAGAATCTGATCTTTCACTCACAGCCCCCGCAAACATAGGAACAAACGTCTATGTTACTGGATTTGCACAACAGGGGCCACTTGATGAAGTTCTTAAGATCACAACTAAACAAGAGCTAAACCAAATATTTGGGCCTCCCACCAACTCGTCAGAGCGATATTTCTACTATACTATAAATGAACTATTAAATTCACCAGCAAATGTATACGCAAGTAGATTGCCGTATGGTGCAGGTACCGGCGACGGGTTTGGATCTAAATACTCAGCATTAGTTTACCCAGCACTAGCTTTATCCGGTGCGTCGCAGTTTGGTGGGGGTGTTTTATCTGCCGGTACTTGGCGCTACGGGCCTGCGCCCGCTGGCTCAGATTTTGATGTAGTGTCAGCAACATATGTGATAGGTGCACCTACTCACTTAGAACTTACTGAAGCGCAGTATCTTAGCGCTTTAGAAGATACAGCGTTTACATGGTCTACGAGTGCGCAAGTGGGGCATTCCTTTACATCTATTGCAGACTGCGGAGGTGCTGCAGCGGTAATATTAAACAAGTCGACGTCGACTATTAATAATCAATTTGAAGGTTATTACATCGGTCTTGCTGATAATACAAACACCGACCCTGGTAGTAACTTTAATAATATTTTAACAACAAAGACGCTTACACAATCTGGATTGTCGGCAGTGAATGGCACGCGTACCACCGCGACAAATACCGGGTATACAGTAATTCCAGATGGTGTACAGGTATTCGCATTATCGGCTAACTACCTCACTGGTACTACTAATTCAGTATCTGAGGTTATAGAAAATCTCACAGACTTTGAGATTGACGGTAGAGATGATGATGATATCTTAAGCTTAGGTGTATTTAAATTGCGTAAGTCGATTTATGCTAACGAAGCATTTAAACTGGATTACGTCTTAGAAGACGGAATTGCAGGATCAATAAACTCCTTAAGAACAAAACTTAATCCTGCTGGTGGGTTAGATATTCCATTCTCTATAGCAACTCGAGATAACACGTCACGTAATGTTGCTATAAAAGTTAACGATTATATTTCAAATAGACTTAGAGGTACAGACGCTTTAGATTCTAACGGTGATGTTCTTAAGAGAGTCAGAGTATTAACTACCCAATTATCAGCTGGTCAAACTGCTGCAAATGCCACAGCAGCCGCGGGTAAGGAATACATGTCAAAGACAGGTATTCTATCATCCGAACTAGGTGACCTTGTTGATGTGTTAGGTTTCGCAGATAGTCTTTTCCCTCTTGGAGCTTTTACTGACGGCACTATCGTAGGCAAGGCGTTAGGAAATATACCTGATAAGCTTGAAAGAGCGCTTGACGGTGTTAAGAATGACGACATCTATGACATTGACGTTGTTTGCGAAGCCGGCTTAGGAACAATCCATGCCATGTCTGAGGCAGACGGTACAATATACTACGATGAGTATTCCTCAACATCTGCTGCAGCTGTTAATGGGTTAAGAACCTCTAGTACACCGACCGGTGATTCTTTAGATCTTAGAAATAATTACTCAACTATCTTTAATAAGTTTGAGCAGTTTGTCTCACCTCCATACTTAGGAGGCGGAAGAGGAGATTGCATATTTATTGCTGACCCATTACGTCAGATCTTCATCCAAGGTGGTGGTGAAGTAAGGGTTCTTGATGATAAGAATAAGAATTTCCAAACTGATATTTACTGGCCAATAAGACATCAATTCGCAAATGAGAATACATCTTATGCTGCAACTTATGGTAACTGGGCATTAATTTATGATAGCTACTCAGGACGTCAAGTCTGGGCTCCATTCTCTGGCTTCGCTGGAGCATTAATGGCAAGAACTGATGCAGCAACCTTCCCATGGTTTGCACCAGCTGGGTTTACTAGAGGGCTTGTAACATTTGCAAATGATATTGCGGTTAATCCGAATCAAAAGCAAAGAGATGAGCTCTACAAGGCTAACATTAACCCAGTTGCGCAATTCCCATCACAGGGATTAGTGGTATTCGGTCAGAAGACACTTTCTAAGAAATCGAGCGCATTCGACAGAATTAATGTTAGAAGGCTGTTCTTAAGCTTAGAAAGACCGACTAAGAAAGTTTCTAGATTCTTCGTATTTGAACAGAATACAGAGTTTACTAGAACCAGAATTGTTAACACACTTACCCCAATCTTTGAGAGGGCTAAGAACAATGAAGGCTTATATGACTACTTGATTGTATGTGATGAAAGAAACAATACAGCAGCAGTTATAGATGCTAACGAGTTAGTGGTTGACATTTACATCAAACCGACAAGAACGGCAGAGTTTATCTTAGTTAACTTCTATGCAACAAGAACAGATGCTAATTTTGAAGAATTAATCGGTGGTTAATGAAACAAACAATTAAATAATATTATGGCAACAACTATTCAGAACTTCTTTACTAGAGCTGCAGCGAAGCAATTTTCTCGTGACTTCCTCTTTCGAGTCAGGCAAATAGACTTGATTGGTGGAATTAGTTTTAACGGGGAGGATGACTTAGTGTACGCTAGAACGGCATCATTACCAGGTAGAAACATAACTAACCAAACAGTTAACTATTTTGGTCAACAGTTTCAAGTGCCGGGAAGGTCGACATACGCTAACGCTGAAGGTTATTCAATTGAGTTTTATCACGATGAAGATTGTGAACTTAGAACCAAGATGGAAGCAGCTTCAAGAGCAGTATTTAACAATGAGACATCTCTTGGAGCGTATGGAATGCCTGGTGAAGAGTCAGTAATTAACTTAGTTCAAATTGATAAAGGTCTCAACGATGTTAGAAACGTTGAGCTTGTTGGTGCATCAATTAGAGAGATCGGAGACATTGAAT